AGAAAGACCTCACTGAACAACCAAAGCAGGAAAGAGGTAAGAGATGGGAAGGTAAACCACCCATTCCAAATTACCTTGGAGAGTGCTTTCTCAAAATTGCCACCCACCTCTCATACAAACCAAACTTTGTTAATTACATGTTCCGAGAGGACATGATTTCTGATGGTATTGAAAATTGCGTACAATACATTCATAACTTTGATCCAGAGAGGTCTAAGAACCCTTTTGCATACTTTACTCAAATTATCCACTATGCCTTCCTGAGACGCATTCAGAAGGAGAAGAAGCAACTGGAAATCAAGACCAAGATTATTGAGAAGACCGGATTCGACGAAGTAATGATGGTTGACGATAGCTTGCTTTCTGGGCATAGTTCGGAGTATAATAGCATCAAAGATGCGATCCAATACAAGAATAGATGAAGATTGCGATTATTACAGATACCCACTATGGTGCCCGTAAGGGTTCCAAGTATCTCCATGACTATTTTGAGAAGTTCTATGACGATGTATTCTTCCCCACCCTAGAAGCAGAAGGGATTGATACTGTCATCCACATGGGTGATGCCTTTGATAGTCGCAAGTCTATTGACTATCAGAGTCTGGAGTGGGCAAAGAGAGTTGTATTTGAGAGACTCAAGAAGTATAAAGTTCACATGATTATTGGTAATCATGATTGTTACTACAAGAATACTAATGATGTAAACTCACCAGCACTCTTACTTCAGACTTACAAGAACATCAAAACTTATAGTAAAATCTCTGAAATTACTGTAGATAAACTAAAAGTATTGCTTGTTCCCTGGATCAACTCCGAAAACTTTGAGGAGAGTGTTAAGGTTATCAAAGGTTCTGATAGCAAATGTGTAATGGGTCACCTTGAACTCAATGGATTCAGAGCACACCGTGGACACATCATGGAAGATGGTATGTCCTGTGATATGTTTGATAAGTTTGAAAAGGTATTTTCAGGACACTATCATACACGAAGTGACAATGGAAAAATCTTTTATCTGGGTAACCCCTATGAGATGTTCTGGAACGACGTAAATGATACCAGAGGATTTCATATCTTCGATACGGATACCCTCACTCATACCCCAGTTAACAACCCTTATAAATTATTTTATAACATCTATTATGAGGATACCAATTATAAACTCTTCAATGTAAGTGAGTATGAGGATAAAATCGTAAAGGTTATTGTCCGTAAAAAATCAAAACCAAAAGACTTTGAGAAGTTTATTGATAAACTTTATTCAGTCGGAGTTCAAGATCTCAAGATCATTGAAAACTTTGATATTCAAGAATCAGAAGAGTTTGATATTGATGAAGAAGAGAATACACTTTCAATTCTAAATCGTTACATCGACGAATCTGAATTCGAACTTGATAAGAATGTAATCAAAGGTATCTTCCAGGATTTATACAGACAAGTTTGCGAAGTTGAGTAAATGTATCTTCTAAGCCTCCAAGACAATAGAGATGACGGTGCCTATGCCGTTCAGGATATGGAAGGTAATAAGGTCTTGTTTTTGTTTGAGGAAGAGGATGATGCGGAAAGATATGCTATGATGCTAAAAGACCAAGAAGATGCTAATATGGATATAGTAGAAGTAGATGATGAACTTGCCATAAAAACTTGTAAACACTATTCTTACAAGTATGCAATTATTACACCTGATGACATTGTGATTCCCCCTAAGCATGATAACTTTCAAAAAGATTAAATATAAAAATTTTCTTTCATCCGGCAATCAATTTACTGAGATTGATTTCCAAAAGCATCATACTAATCTGATTGTAGGCACTAATGGTGCTGGTAAATCAACGATGCTTGATGCACTAACATTTGTGTTATTCAATAAACCATTTCGTAAAATCAATAAACCTCAACTGGTGAATGCTACGAATGAAAGAGATTGTGTAGTTGAGATTGAGTTTTCTATCAATAGTAGAGATTATTTGGTGCGTCGGGGGATCAAACCAAATGTATTTGATATTGAGGTAAATGGTAATCCTCTTCACAAAGAAGCAGATGACCGTGCCAATCAACGTATCTTAGAAGAAAATATTCTTAAGGTAAACTACAAATCATTCACTCAAATTGTAATCTTGGGTAGTAGCACCTTTGTGCCTTTTATGCAACTGACGACTGCCAATCGTCGTGAGGTGATTGAGGACCTATTGGATATTCGTATCTTCTCTGCTATGAATGCACTTATCAAAGATAACATTCGTACCAAGAAAGATCAGATTAAATCTTTGGATCTTAAGAAGGAAACTCTTAAGGATAAGATGAAGATGCAGCAAGAGTTTATTGAGGAACTAGAGAATCTCAGTAATGCAAACATTGATTCCAACAATGAAAAAATTACGAAGTTGGATGAGGAAGTCAGTAAGTATATGGAGGATAATGAAAGTCTAGAAGTAGATATTTCCAAGTATACAAAGGACCAAGAAGCAGTTATCGGTGCCACAGATAAGTTATTAAAACTAAACAATCTTCGTGGAAAAATTTCCCAAAAGGTAGGCACAATTACCAAAGAACATAAGTTTTTCACAGAAAATACGGTCTGCCCTACCTGTCAACAGGATATAGAAGAAGAGTTTCGTGTAAATAGAATTAGTGACGCTCAAAATAAAGCAAAGGAGCTCAAGAAGGGTTACGAAGACCTGGAAGAGACTATAAAATTAGAACAACAACGAGAGCGTCAATTTAATATTCTTTCCAAGGAGATTACGAAACTAACGCATGGCATTTCTCAAAACAATACTCGGATTAGTCTCAATCAACGACAGATCAGAGATCTTGAACATGAAATTCAAACTATTACCAGTAACCTACAGAACAGAAATACTGAACATGAGAAATTAGAACAGTTTAAAGACAATCTCCAAAATACAATTGAATACCTATCAGACAAAAAACAAGAAATCGTTCATTACGATTTTGCCTATTCCTTACTCAAGGACGATGGCGTAAAAACAAAAATCATTAAGAAGTATCTTCCATTTATTAATCAACAGGTTAATCGTTACCTTCAGATGATGGACTTCTACATCAACTTTAAACTTGATGAGGAGTTTGGTGAAACGATTGAATCACCTATCCATGAAAACTTTTCTTATAGTTCTTTCAGTGAGGGTGAAAAAATGCGTGTTGACCTTGCACTACTCTTCACCTGGAGAGAGGTCGCAAGACTTAAGAATTCTGTGAATACTAATCTGTTGATTATGGATGAGGTGTTTGATTCTTCACTGGATGGTTTTGGAACGGAAGAGTTCTTAAAGATTATTCGTTATGTCATTAAGGATGCTAATATCTTCGTTATTTCACATAAGTCTGACTTACATGACAAATTTGAAACTGTCATAAGGTTTGATAAGGTAAAAGGTTTTTCACGTATGGTGTCATGAGTAACTGGAGGGAAGAATACAAACAGTTCACAAGAAACAAAAAGGAACTTGATCTGCTAGAAAACGGACCAAAGAGTCTGGCACAGTCATGGCATATGCAAGCCATGTATAATAAGTGGAAACGTATTAAGGGAATTTCCGATGAACACCCCTAACTGGCAACACCACTCCAAGAAGGAGCAGAAACGAACTCTCAAACCTCAAGCAATGAGAGCAAGGAGAGAGGCACTCAGACAGTTCAAGAAGCGTCACAGGAACCGCCCAGACAAGGCGGTTTCGTCGTATTATGAGTCCATACGAACGGAACATTATGGCAGTTTCACACGAGATCAAATCCCAACTAGCGAAACTTCTAGCAACTGAAGATCTTGTAGTGGAACACAAGAATGTTGAAACTGCCTGCTTCAATGTTCATACCAGAGTGCTGACTCTCCCTATGTGGGATGGTGCCACCAATCAAGTTTACGATATGTTGGTGGCACACGAGGTGGGTCATGCACTCTATACTCCAGATCGTGACTGGATTAAAGAATATAAAATTTCTCCACAGTTTGTGAATGTTGTGGAAGATGTTCGTATTGAGAAGTTGATGAAGCGTCGTTATGCTGGCATCTCTAAGACCTTCTATCGTGGATATAATGAACTCTCTGACAATGATTTCTTTGGTGTAGAGTGTGAAGATGTGAGCAAGATGAACCTTGCCGATCGTGTAAATCTTCACTTCAAGATTGGAAACTTTGTTGATATTCCTTTCGGTGAGGATGTAGAGATGCCTATTGTTCGCATGATTGAAGAATGCGAGACCTTTGATGATGTTCTCCTGGCATCAGAAGTACTTTACAAATATTGTAAGGAGCAGATGGATACTGAGACCAAGACTGATATGGATTCATTGGAATCTCAAAGTTCTAGTTCATCTGAAGAATCTGGTGATGAGTCGATGCAGCAGCAACCTGGTGAAACTGATGATGGAGAAACGCAGGATACGGAAGAAGTTTCTAATGAAGTTGGAGAGCAAGAGGATAAGAATACTACTCAGGCAGGAGAAACAAATCAAGAACCTGAAGTGAATACGATGGACGCACTCAATGATGCCATCAAGGAACTTACATCTAATGGTGGTGTTGAGAATGTGTATGTTGAACTTCCTAAATTAAA